GGTCCGGCCCATGGGACGACGGTCCGGCCCATGGGACGATGGTCCGCGGCGGTCCGCGTGGGTTTTTTTGTTGCGCGGGGAGATCAAAAGGGCGCAATGTACAAATGGATGACAGTGGAAGAGGTCGAGTCGATGGTGCCGACGATGGAGGCGCACGATGTGAGCTCTGTGGCGCGCAGTCCGCGTGGGTTCATTGCGGCTTATAAGGCATTCAAGACGCCCATGCGCATGTCGATAGAGTGGGTGCCTGGGGAGCGAGTGACATGGGCACAGAAGCGGGAGCTGTTCATTAGGCGCACACTGGTCCAGTACAAAAAAAAAACCGAGCCTCAGGCGGGCTCTTGCACTGATGGCCTGGGCTTATGCGCCGAACCTCAAAGGTCTTAACTGAGGCGGTACGATGAGGTGCCCACTCTCTGGTACTGGCGGGATGCCACTGTCCGGGGGATTGCCTCTCTCTGCAGTGCCGCGAGGGTCTGTGCGGGAGTGCGGGTCTGTACGATTCGGGGAGGTACGATGTACTGGTCGATTGTGTGAACGTTGTCGCGGTTGTCCCTGATCTCGATGGTCTGCACCCGTGTCGCGCGATTGCGCGCTTCCCTTGCTTTGGCGCGGCGTGCGAGTTCGATGAGGCTGTCCTTTCGTGAGGCATAGCGATTCACGGCGTTCGCGTGGGCCCGTTTGCTCACGACCTTGCCTCTGTTATTGAGCATTAGGTCGTCGCGGCGCAGGAGGCCGGATGTCATGCGCGCGGTTCCTTCCCATACCTGGGCCTTGGTCCCGAAGCGAGGCATTTTATATGGTGGAATGTAGGATTTTTTTTAATAAAGGCTCATGAGCCTGCCGCCCATCAATGCGCCGCCCATCATCGCGCCACCGTAGCGTCTGCCGCCCATCGTGCCAGCGCCTGACCTGAGGGCGGCGTTCCTTGCCGCTCTACGGCGGCGGGCCGCAGCGTTGCGTGCCTCCTTTTGCGCGGCTGTTAGTGGCGCTCGTGCCCTTGGTGCAGCTGGCGCAATTGGTAGAGTGGCGACGGCGGATGCAACGGTTTCATTAAGGAAATCAGACACTGCGGCCCGCTCTCTGCGCCTTGCTGCGGCAGCCCGTGCCTTAGCCCGGCGGGCAGCGACGGCCTCGGGGGCAGCGCGCGCGGCCGCTCGTGCCGCCTTACGTGCTGCAGCCCGTGCAGCCTTCTCTGCTGCGGACAAGCGGGCGCGTGGGGCTCGCGTGTAGTTGTACGCCCCGGTAAAGATCGCGTTGCACGCGTCGTTCGCGAGAACCTGCTTAATCGCAGCGTTCCTCAGTCGTAGGTGAGCACCTCGTGGCATTTCTTTTTATATATACATGCCGTCGATTTTATTTTCAGATCGCCATAATGACAAAGGAAACGCAATGAGCTACTACGAGGTCGCGACCGGAATTCCACCGTCTTCGCTACTGTCATTGTACCAGCGCCAGGGCCTCGCCGATCGGTACGGCGGGTGCTGCATGTGCGCGGGTGAGACTGGTGGCTCGTCCAGCGAGTACCGCAGCTTCATGTCAGACATGATGGCCAAAGGATACACGCATTCACAGGCAGCGGCGGAATATAGGAGGCTGCAGATGAAGGGCGGGGCCATCGAGATCCCGCTCGCCACGGACCGAAGCGGGGCGGTCAATACCCCGCATGTCATGTACCAGCTGCCGTGGTCTCAGTCATTCGGGGACACCGCGGCCGCCGATGCTGAGGCGCGCGCCCGGTACCTTGACCATTGGCGCGCTGCAACGCTATCCCAGAATCGATGAATTTGGCCTTTGTAGTTTCGCGAATTCGTAAACTGCGAAAAAAAACGTTGGGGCTTAGGATAAAAGAGCGAGGATGCTGTCGTTCCGCAAAGGCACGCCGGTCGCCGTGGTGTGCACTGGGGCGGACGAGGGCAAAAAGATATTCATCGCGCCTGACGACGGTGCGCCTGAGCAGAGCCATGACCCGGAGAGTGTGCTGGACATCGCGCCCAGTAAGACCAAGATCATGAGCGCCGCGGAGCGCATGAACATCCGCCGGTACCTCTCGTCTGACACGCCTGAGGACTTGGCCCTGAGCGCACACATAGCCAAGCTTCAGCGAGAGCTCGCAATAAAGAACCGGTACGAGTACTTCAACGAGGACGGCCTGCTGTGTGTGTACCCGAGCAAGCAGAGCGAGAGGATATACGTGGCGGGCAAGTCGGGGGCGGGCAAGAGCACCTTTACGGCGCAGTACATTCGCGAGTACCAGGAGATGTTTCCAGACCGACGCGTGGTCCTGTTCAGCACACACGACGACGAGAAGGCGTACAAGAAGCTCAACATCGTGCAGGTCGAGCTGGACGAGGAGTTCATGGAGAATCCCCCGACACTCGACGAGCTTGCCGAGAGCCTCGTGGTGTTCGACGACACGGACAACCTGCAAGACAAGAACCTCCAGAAGACGATCAACGCGGTCAACGCCGACCTGCTTGCCAACGGCCGCAAGTACAACATCCACGTGATAACGCTCGCGCACCAGCTCATGGATTACTGCAGGTCGCGCACGCTCCTGAACGAGGCGAACCGCGTGGTCTTCTTCAACGGGGGCAGCGCGTACCACATCCAGCGGTACATGAAGGTTTACGCGGGGCTCGAGCCAAAGCAGATACGCCGTATCCTGAATTCTAAGTCTCGGTGGACGTGCCTCGGCCTGACCCTGCCGAACTACGTGATAAACGAGCACGAGGTGTACATCATACGCCCTGGGTCATAGATACGACGAGCTCGTCTGGGGTGATCTTTTCCTTTTTACACGTGGCCATGACCCTGCGGTGGTAGTCCTCGGCGCTCAGTCCATCGTTCCACGAGCGCACCACGCAGTGCCGCCCGCACGTGCTCATCTCGTCGTCCTGCAGCTTGAATGGACTGTAGGCCACTTGTCTGCCCGCGTGGTATAGGAGGCGAATGAGTTCGGGGTGCTCCTGGCCTGACTCTCGTCTGAACTTGGGATCTATGAGGTCGAGCGTCTTGTCTGGGAATGTACCAAACGAGTCGAAGACCTCGGTGCAAGGCGCGCCTGAGTCGTCGACGGTGTCGTGCACGAGTATCCAGTGGCCATTCCTCGGGCGCTGCTCGTACAGCAGGGCGAAGGGCCGCTCAGGCAGCCTGATCATAGACTTCAGGTCGCCGTAAGGGTAAGTACGACCTGGAAGTAGAGACGAAAGTCTCGAGCCGCTCATGGGTTCCTTCAGGGGATCCATTTGCTTTTTTTTAGGTATGGCATAAGATAAAATGAGCCAAGTCCATCACAGCGTCGACCCGGTGTTCGGCTCGAGCCTGATCTACTACAATGCCACGGTGGTCAATAACACTAACGGCCCCCTGCCTGCTGTGTGCAATGATACCCGCTCCCAAGCCCTCATCCACGTCCCCGAGCGATGGGACATGTCAATCGTCCGATTCGACGTGGACACGAGCTTGATCCCAATCGCAAAGCTGCCCATGGACGCGAGCGCGCCAGCGACAGGCTTCACGCAGCTCACGGTGACACTGGTCGACAGCGTATCGTCTCAGATTGTGGGCCCTACCCCTGGCATCTCGTTCACGAACGGGTTCGAGACGTCGATGCAGGCGGTGGTGGATTCGCTCAACAGTTCGTTCAGAGACTACGCAGTCCTGACAAGCGTGACTAAGCCGACCGACCCGCCCTACATCTGGTTCAACGCAGAGCAGGAGCTCCTGCAGATCTTCGCGCCCTCGTCGTGGATAGGCTCCGACATCGAGATTTACGTAAACAAGGCCATGCGCCGCTACCTCCGCGGCTTGCCATTCGAGGCGACAGGCCTGCCGAACGGGAGGGATTTCCGGTTGTTGATTGAGTCGTCATGGCAGGCCGCAGCAAACGATCGCCCGGGGTTCCCCGCTGCCATTCAACAGCCGTACGCGGCCGCTGGCCTGATTTACAAGACGCAGGAGGCCAAGCTCCTGAGCTCGTGGAGCGCCGCGCGCAGCATTTACCTCACCACCGATTCGTTCCCTGTGTCCTCTGAGAGTATCCCCAACTCGGTGCTCCTGTCTAACCGTGGCTCAGTGAGCAGCAGCAGCATCCCCATCGTCACCGACTTCATCTTCTCCACGGACGGCACGCCCGCCGCAGACCGCGACCGCATGGAGTACCTGCCGACCGCTGAGTACAGAATGATCCAGCTCGGTGGACGTGAGCCAATCATGCGCGTGAACCTGCAGGCCTGGTGGACCGATTTCTCAGGCAACTCTTACCCCATCGAGCTCTCGGAGAGCGGCTCATTCTCTGCCAAGGTGCTTTTCAGGAAGAAGCCGAACGCTCCCGCGTAAAAAAATGTGGCATGTAGTCTTTAAAAACCAAAGCGATGTCGATCACCATCGAGCGCCTGAACACCCAGCGTGTCGTCGATCCCCGGACGGACTTGAACTCGTACGAGCGCCGGACGTACCAGATTTTTGATGGGCCTTCGGATGTCGGCTATCAGCGCGTGCTCCCTGATGGCGCTGCGAACGCGTCGTCCATGACCTTTTCGTGCAACCCCCCGAGCGCGCGCGTGTTTGTGAACCGTCGGGTCATGGTCACGATGACCTTCCGCCTCACGTTCACCGGCACTGCGCCGGCGGGGAGTCAGCTGCTGCAGATGATCGGTTGCAATACCGCGCCCAATGTAAACAATGGGTCTAACAACTTTGACGGACCGCGCGCGTACCCGATCGCCAACGCCACGCAGAGCATCCAGGTGTCCCTGAACAACGACCGCCTGTCACAGAACACGAACCGCTTCTACCGTGGCACTACTCGGTATGCAAACCACAGCGTACAGCAAGAGATCGACTACGGCCTCACGCCCACGATGCTCGATAATGCTCAGAGCCTCGCCTTCCTCGCCTCGATAGGCATCAACCCCCTGCAACCGTACGGAGTCATCCCTAACCAGACCACGCGCGGCGGGTTCTCTGGTTTGACTCTCGTCGCAAACGGACCAACGGGCGCCATCGTTGACCTGACGGTTACCGAGCCGCTCTGGCTCTCGCCCTTCCTCTTCGCGCGCGGAGCGCAGGACACCGGCCTCATCGGCATCCAGACGATGAGCGTCACGATGGCACTCGGTGGTCGCGGAAACGGTGTTTTCGGTGGTCTCGCCGGCGCACTGTGGTCTCATGCATCTTCATCG